ACTGCACAGCATGGAGTAGATGCTAATACACAGGATACATATGAGAAGCAGTTGTCTACTCGTAAAGGTGAAAAAGACTTTGTGGACCAGCACTCTATGGAAGTTGGTATGGATATTGAAAAGATTACTGCTGAAAACAAAAAGAGTATTGAAGATGCTCTTAAGGTAACACCACCTAGAATGGGTGATCAGAAATCTGGTGACAACTCTTTTGTAAGTCCTATTCAGTCTAATATCATTGATGGTATTACTAAAGCATTACAACAAATGAAAACGAATAACTAAAGGATTAATAATATGTTGAAAGCTCCTGCATGGGCAAAAAATGCCATTCCTACTGAAAAAGGTTGGGTAAGTCCTAAAGGCGAACTTCTGGTTGCTAGAAAACTTTCTGATAGACAGTTGACAGAGTATTGGAATGCACAAAAGAACGATGTTTCTGCTCCTGCTCCTATTCAAGAACCAGCACCAATCATTGAAGCAGACCCTATTATTGAAGAGTCAGCACCTACTGCTGAACCTCTGATTGAAGCAGAACCGGATGTAGATCATTGGTCTTTGACTAAGGCACAACTGGTAGAGCATGCTGCTGATGTTCATGGAGTAGAACTTGATTCTACTATGACTAAATCAAAAATGATTGAGGCACTTGAAGCACAAATCTAAATCATGAAAATCCTTAGTGAAAAAGTAGAGGTAACAGAAGAGAACTATCTTATTGTTGCTGCTAAACATTATAATAATCCTCAGTGTTCTAGTACTGATGAATTCTATGCTGACCTTGATCGTATCAAGTATATCAAAAGAATTATCAATCGGTATCTAGAAACTGGGGAATTATCTGAAAGATTACTGACTAACCATATTATTGTATTTTGTAATGTATTTGGTATTGAGATTGGTGTAAAGATGATGGCACTAAAATTAGACTACAAATACTGGCCTGTCATCAAATCATTCTTAGTATTCCTAAAGTATATTGAACCAGCTGATTTAGTTGGTATTAAGATGGACCCAAAAGTTATTAATATTTTAAGAGAGATTTAATGTCCCTTTCTACAGTTACTGACAGTATATACACCTATAGATTTCTGAAGTTGTTGGTAACACCTTTTGAGAAAACAAAAGCCTATGAGTTAGGTATTGTTGATGAGAAAGGTAAACGCACAGATAAACAGATTACCACATCTGAAGAGAGAGATGCATTTAACCTCTTTCACAGACTTGTGTTTAATATCAAAAGATTTGTTGGTATGTTCCCGGGTGGTAAGATGCGTCCTCCCCTTACATCCTATGTAGCAGCACTGGCACTTCTCAGAGAAAACTATGGTGTTGACACAGAACTTGTGCTGAATGAAATGAACATTCCTAATGAAGATAGAGAGACTATCTCTACACTTTTAGAACAATACTCTGAAGAAGAGCAACCACCTAAAAAGAAGAAAAAGAAAAAGATTGAAAAAGAGGACTATGGCACAACTACTGCTGATGTTGCTATGCGTCCTACACATATGAAGTTCAAAGCATTCGTAAGACGTAAAAAGAAAGACGATGAACTAAAAGAAGAATATTTGAATGAACTTTTTGACAAACCTTACAAGTTCAAAAAGATTAATATTGCCTTGAAAGATAGGAATATGGCTTCACTAACAGCCGATAGCCCTCAAGGTGAAATTTATATTAGTTTGCAGAATTTTGCTAGACTCGGAAACAATAATTTTGAATTAGATTTTTCGGTAGGCAATAGGTTCTCCAAAACAGGTAAAGGTGACCAATTTAGAATTTTTTCTACAGTAATTCAAGGTCTGAAAATGATTATTGATAAAGAAAAAGATGAAATTAAAACTGTAACTTTCAGTGCAGATAAAGAATATGATGATGATACTTTTGATGCGGCTTTTGACGGAAGACCTGCTTCTAAAAGCACGACCAATTTAAGTCGTTCTAGATTATACAATACGATGATAAAAAAGTTTGCTGGTAAAATGGGTTTTAGTGTAGATATTGATGACTCTAGTAAGAGAGTTACTGTATACACACTCAAAAACAAAACCTTCAAAGCATTTCTGAGAAGCAAAAAAGAAGAGAAATAATGAAAACTTTTACTCAACTTCGTGAAGAAGTAACTCCACTTAATGAGAATGCAGAAAAAGCATTAGCATATGCAACAGCAGCTCACAAAGGGCAATTTCGTTCTGATGGATCAGAATATATTAGACACCCTGAAAGAGTTGCAGCATATGTGCAAAAGTTTAAAAAGTCTCACAACTTAGATAAACTTATAAGTGCAGCATTTCTTCATGATACTATTGAAGATACAGACACAACTCACAAAGACCTTGAAAAAATGTTTGGTGGGTTGGTTGCGGGTCTAGTAAAAGACTTAACTAGTGATAAAGATGAAATTGCTAAAATTGGCAAAAAAGAATATCTTTCCCGTAAGATGGAAACAATGTCCAGTTATGCGCTGGTGGTAAAACTTGCTGACCGACTAGATAATGTTCAAGATATTGCTACTGCTAAAACTCCAGAGTGGCGTAGAACCTATAAAAAAGAAACCCTTGGTATCTTAGATAGACTTGGTAAAAATCGCAAACTCACAGGCACACATACCAAAATTATTACTGCTATCAAGAAAAAACTAGACGAAGTAGACTAATATGTTCGCACTTCTTGGTTCCGTTTTAGGTTTCGGAACATCATTTGCACCTAAAATTCTAGACACGATTAACAAAGGTCGTGAACAGAAACATGAACTTGCAAAGATGAAAATGAATGCTGAGATCAAGATGCAGATGCAAGATGCTGAGTTTACGCATATGCAGGACATGGCACAGCATGAAGAACACAAGCGTCTTATTGAGCATGATATTGCTATCTCAAAAGAAACAGGGTTCTTTGCTGGGCTGAAGAAAGGTGTGCGACCAATCATCACATACTGTTTCTTTGGTTTCTTTCTATTTTATAAAATAGTCCTTGTAATGGAAGCAATGCGGTCAGGACAGGATATGGCAGCAATATCTGATGTAATATGGGATCCACAATCCCAATCTATCTTTGCAGCAATCATTTCATTTTGGTTTGGCTCACGGGCAGTTGAAAAACTAAAATAACTTGACAATGTGTAAAAAATAAGATAGTATAAGTAGTATACTAATTACACAACTCCATACAAAATAAGAGGTACGTTCTATGACAAACGGTCTAGACATGAGGGATTTTTTGTCCCAAACTAAATTCTATGAAGGTTATTCACGGTATATTGACGACGAAAACAGATATGAAAGTTGGGATGAATCTGTTGACCGTGTAATGGCAATGCACAAAGGTTATTATAAAGATAAGATGTCTACTGCACTTGCAAATGAAATGGCAACTGCTAGTAGTGCATATAAAGAAAAACGTGTTCTAGGCGCACAACGTGCTTTACAGTTTGGTGGTGACCAGCTGCTTAAGCATCAAATGAAAATGTATAACTGCACCTCTTCATATGTAGATCGTGCATCTTTCTTTGGTGAATATTTCTATATTCTTTTGTGTGGTGCAGGTGCAGGTTTCTCTGTCCAGAACCACCATGTCAATAAACTCCCTGCTATCCAAGAACGTAAGAAGCAAGCAAAAGGTTATATTGTAGAAGATAGTATTGAAGGTTGGGCTTCTGCTCTGGATGTTCTGATGTCATCTTACTTTGTTGGTGGTGGTAACTACCCTGAGTTTGAAGGTCGTAGAGTATTCTTTGATATGACTAACATTCGTCCCAAGGGTGCAAAGATTTCTGGTGGATTTAAAGCACCGGGTCCAGATGGTCTGCGTCAGGCACTTGACCGTATTGAATACCTTATCCAAGGTGTTGTAATGGGTTCTAAAGAACCTGTGCAGTTACGTCCTATTCATGTCTATGATATTGCTATGCACTGTGCTGATGCTGTTCTGTCTGGTGGTGTGCGTCGGTCTGCTACTATCTGTCTGTTCTCTCCTGATGATACAGAGATGATGAATGCTAAGACAGGCAACTGGTTTACTGATAATCCACAACGTGCAAGGTCTAATAACTCTGCTGTGATTGTTCGTAAAGAAACTACCAAAGAACAGTTTATGGGTATCATGGACAGCATTAAGCAGTTTGGTGAACCCGGATTTGTATTTGTAGAATCTACTGAGCATACAACTAATCCATGTGTAGAGATTGGTATGTTCCCACAGATTGATGGTCAGTCTGGTTGGCAGGGTTGTAACCTGACAGAGATTAACGGTGGACTGTGTGTAGATGAAGAGTCATTCTACAAGGCATGTGAAGCTGGTGCTATTCTTGGCACACTACAGGCAGGATATACAGACTTTACATACTTACCTGATACTACAAAAGCAATCTTTGACCGTGAAGCACTTCTTGGTGTGTCTATCACTGGATGGATGAATAATCCTGATATTCTTTTTGATGGTAAGATTCTAGAAAAGGGCGCAGAGATTGTTAAAGAAACTAATAAAAGAGTTGCTGAGTTACTTGGTATTAATGCTGCTGCTCGGACTACTTGTGTTAAGCCTTCTGGCAATGCTTCTGTACTCCTTGGCACTGCAAGCGGAATTCATGCTGAACACTCTGAGCAATACATTAGAAACATTCAACTGAATAAAGACTCTGAAGTTGCACAGTTGATTGCTAAGACTAATCCTAACATGGTAGAAGACTCTGTATGGTCTGCTAATGGAACTGACTTTGTTGTTTCGTTCCCTATTACACCCAAGCAAGGTTCTATTCTGAAAGACAAACTTATTGGAACTGACCACCTTGACTTAGTTGCCAAGGCACAAAAGCATTGGGTAAACACTGGCAAAAATCCAGAACTATGCGCAGACCCTACAGTATCACATAACGTTTCTAATACTATTCTAGTAGAGGATTGGGATGATGTTGCTGAATATGTTTATAGCAATAGGGATAACTTTGCTGGTATTTCTTTCTTGTCTACTTCTGGCGATAAAGATTTCAATCAAGCACCGAACACTGAAGTTCTCGACGCTGAGAAAATGGTTGAAAAGTATGGAGTGGCTGCTGTATTAGCATCTGGTCTAGTTGTAGATGGTCTACAGGCATTTGATGACCTTTGGATGGGTTGTATGACTGCACAGGGATATGGTGAAGATATCTCTGCTGAAAGTTCTAAGAACACACTGAAGAAAGATTGGGTGCGTAGGTTTACAGCATTTGCCGATAAATACCTTGAAGGTGATCTGAAGAAAACTGAGTATTGTTTGAAAGATGCATATCTTGT